TAGGGAATGTACGAAAACAATCCATTTTCATAAATCGTAGCTCTAAACGTATCATTATAACCCTCCACATAAACATCATCCCCACTCAAAATTTCTTCACATCCATATTCACCCGAACAGTTTCGTCCCTTTACTTTTACTGGTAGTTTCGCCTGCAAATTCCCTCCAGGACCACCACCTGATACCGTATAATATTGCCACTTGTCTCGCGACGTTACTGTACGACGTCCCATTAATGGCAAAATCTCATTGTTATGCGCCCCTTGTTTAGAAATAATACCTACTTGATTGTATTGCGTATTGTAATGTTGCGTAGGTACATTTATAGGAACACTATTTCCAGGCACAGTCATCATTAAAGGCGCATTCATTAATCCTCCACCATCGCATTTTATAGGAGGTACATAAGCATTTGTCAAAGGGTCACCTATTGTTCCACCACTGGCATTACAACGTCCAACGTCACCACGTACGTCTTGTATGGGTACACTAGATACCGCATTAGTAACAGCGACATGTTGAGAGTGATTTGGTGGAAGCAAACCTGTTAAATAGGACCCCGACGATTTCGTCTCATTTTTCCCTAAATAACTTATTCTATAAAATAAATACCCAACTACAAACAATAAAATAACGACAATTATGAGAGTCATATTTTGAACATTAGACCCACTAGTATTTTGTATTGCACTTCGTCTCGGCATATAGTTTTACATCACATTATTTACAACATAACACGTTAATTGTATAACCAAAAAACAAAACAACAATTGAAATCATTAACATAAACACAAAACTAAACCCAACTTCTTCTCCCTGTAACGCTTTTTGCAATTTTTTCCAGAAATCATTCTTAAGTCCACCATCTCTATTTTTACATCTATAACAATCATTGCGGATATCATTTGGCCAACCTAATATAGCATCCACTTTATCCAACGTTTTTTGAATGCCTTTTGAATCCGAACCAGTTGACAACTGTACTATCAATAATGGCAAAAACAATATACAATATTTTACTATATCCAATAAGTAAAAAATCGCACATTTATGGAAATTGGATAATATTTTCAATGTGCATTTTATGTAGAAAAACACTGTTTTAGCAAATCCTACTACTTTCTCAACAATACCCATTACTAAAGATTTTATACTATTTACAACACTCATGATAACGCCGACGAATGACATTATACCTTTTGTAATTGTATTCAACATTCTCGTCAATGCTCCTAGCACAGCACTAAACGCTGTTGAAAATACTCTTCCTAGTATTTTCCCAAACGATATAAATAATCCTCCTACCATATCAACAAAGAAGGTTTTTAGCCCACTTAGTGATTTTTGTATAAATCCAGTTATCGTTTTTCCTATTGATTTAATTAATCCTTTCATTCCTATACATAATCTTTTTTTTTTTACCCTGACAATTGATCCGCCAAAAACAACTGGTTTTGAATTATTTGGTCTAAAGTTTTTTGTTGTTGTGCCATCATGTTTACATTGTCTTTGTGTGCATCCATAATTGCACTGGACCCTATATCTCCACTATAGGCCTCCATTTCATTCATTTCATTTTCTTTTGCTTTTTCAACGATTTTATTTAGTATTTTACTCTGTTTTGCAAATGGATTGGTTTTGGGTGCGCTCGTTTTAGGTGCGCTCACGCTAGGCGGTGATGGTGCGTTCGGAGGGTTTACTTTAGAAATACTAACTTTTGGCGGTGAAGGTTTCCTAATTTTAATTTTAAAGCCTTCAATATTACTGTGTTTTGCGAAAAAATAAATAATAAACACAACCAAAAAAGGTATTCCTAAATAAAACCATTCCTTTTTGCTAAATGCGTTAATACATAGTGAACATCCAATAAACATTAATACATAAAAGTGTTCATTTTGTACTATAAAAAATAAAGTTTGAATTAATACTGCAATCCATAGTAAATTCATAATACTATATATTGGTATTATGAATTTGTCGCGCTACAAGCTATCTAAACCATATTCGTCGCCATTTATTACTGTCTCGTCTGCTTCTTTTTGTGCTTTTGTTGGTTGTACTTCCGGTGGTGGTTCTTCTAAAGGTTCCATATCAGGTGGAATTTCTACTTCACCTGGTATGTCAATTTCAGGCTTATCATAACTATAGTCAATATCTTCTGGTTGGTCATAATCGTCGTTTTCACCCACTGTATTTTCAACCATTTTTTTAAATTCATTAAATTTGTTCGCGGCATTGGACAGCGTTCTCTTTGATTGTTCAATAGTATTATTCACAATTTTCGTTGTTTGTTCTCTCGCTGCTTTGTATTGTTTTTCCGCTTGTTCACTTAAATAACTGCTAGCTTGTCCAACCCCGTCTTTTGCGTCATTCCATGTATTCGTTGCGCCTTTTGATACACTTTTGGCTGCGCCTTTGACACTAAATTTTTTAAATCCCTCTTTTTTTATTTTATAATCTCGTATATAGAAATAAATACCAAACACCATAATTATAGGCAACCCTAAATAAACCAAATCATTTTTGCTAAATGCATTGATGCATAATGAAAGCCCAATAAACATAAATACGAATAAATGTTCATTTTGTACTATAAAAAATATGGTTTGGATTAATACTACAATCCACAATAAATTCATAATGGCTATATATTGTGGTTACACAATGGAAAAATTATACATGTTCGGAGACAATATCATTTATTTGGGCGGTTACGCGTTGTATTGCCTTTTTTTGTGTTTCTTCAATTTTAGTTTGATTGTTTGCTACGACAGTTTCTTTTTCAGCGGCTGTAGTTTTCTTTTTTTCATCTTTATTTTTTTTTTCTAATGATAAAATTTTGGCTTGTAAATTCACTGCGTCGTTAGCATGTTGTTTAGCTTGTTGGATCCGTTTTCTAATGATTTCTCCCAAACTTATACTTTTAAACCCTTCTTGTGGATTATTGTATAAAAAAAACAAATGTGCAATAAGTAATGGCAACAATACAAATAATAATTTATTTTTACTAAATTGTTGTAAAAATAGCGAAATCAATGCAAACAATACAATACTCAAATATGCATTTTTAAAAATATAAAATAATATAAAAATTAATAACCCTAAATCAAGTATATCCATATATAAAACAGTTATATTATGATGATAGTTCTTTAATATCTTTCAGTGCTTTCTTTAATTCTTTTCTTTTACGTTTTAGACGTTTTATTCTTATTTTACTGCCTTTTTTATCATTTTTTCTACTTTGCTTTTCTTGTGTTAACTTTGTTCCTAAATCTTCATTCTTATTTGTTAAACTTTCAATTTCTTTGATATAATCATATTGTTGAACATTCCACCTGTCTACTGGGGTATTGTCTTCAAAATTTTCATGTATTTCAACTAAATGGCTAATTAATATTGCCAATACAATAATGACAATATAGTATTTCGTGAAAAAGGACAATACAAACATACTTATGAAAAAAACAATCAAATTTGTCATTTTGTTTTGGTAAGCGAAAATACCAATATTTCCGATTGCACACACGGCGAAAAATGTTAATAAATATGGTTTTGACAATATATTATGCGAATATTGCGATATGGGTTGTTTCTGTATCATATATATTAATACATGATACATTTGATATGTTTTGAGTTTTATACAATTGAATATTTTTTGGGACATTTTCATTTTTAAGGGTCAGAAACTTGAAACGACTCCCAAAAAGGCATCCCATTTCAATTTTTCACTGGTATAATGGGAGATTGTTTACTTATATTCATCAATTGATTTGGGATGTGAATGTTCTTTACCTCCGTTCCTGTGTTTATGTTTATATTTATGTTTGTGATCCTTAAATGCCGCATTCTGGTGTAAAATTTCCCTTTTTTTTTTCTTTTCTTCTTCCTCTGCGTTGAACCCTTCACGTCTTCCAGAAAATCCCTCTTCTTCCTCTTCTTCGTATTCTTCCTCCATGTCTTCGTCTTCGGCTTCATCTTCATCTTCATCGTCTTCTTCAAACGCTTCATTCATGGCGTTTGTAAACATTTCGTCCATTGCCACTTGCCATTTTTCTTTCACTCTTCCTTTAAAGCCGTCTCGTCCATTACTTAAACGAATGACATTGGAAACTACCATAGCAATCACCATAATGACAACCATGTTTTTGCTAAAGAACGATGTCAACAATCCAGCTGCAATAAATGCACCCACTGACATCATATCCTTAGAAAACACAAAATGGAACAAATTTCCTACGGCTAAAATGAATATAAAATACAATACAAAACGGTTGTGTAATATTTGGTTACTAACTTTTGTGAAATCGCCAGAACGTTTCATGATTTTGGATAACGTTTTTGCCATTATATATTATGCATGGAGAGAAACTTCTTATGTATTTGATTATTAATTTTCCTCTGAATATTCTTCTTCTGCGAGTTCTTCGCTTTGGTTGGATTCAGAACTATAATCTGGAAGCGTTTCGCCACCATAAATGTCCAATACTTCTTTCACCACTTTCTCTCGTTGGATGTCTTCTTTGTCAAATTCAAAACTGGAAATACTAGACGAACGACGCCCTTTCATTCTTTCTAAAAAGTCTTCCAAACCATTGATTTCGGAAACATTGTCGTGTTGGTCTAAATCTCCCGTAATTACCAATTTACTATTTTGTCCTAAACGGGTTAATAACATTTTCATTTGAGACACCGTACAGTTTTGCATTTCATCGGCCACAATCCATGTTTTCTCAAACGTACGTCCTCTCATGTACCCTAAAGGAGCAATTTCTATGATTTTCTCTTCCATCAAATACGTAACTTCTTTGGAAGACAAAAACCTATACAAAATATCGTAAATTGGACGTACCCACGGAGCCATCTTTTCTTCCAATGTACCTGGTAAATATCCCAAATCTTCATCTACCGAAACAGAAGGACGGGTAAACACAATTCTCTCGTATTGGTGAGTGACAAAATTGCGAATGCCGTATTCCGTTGCAAAGAGAGTCTTGCCCGTTCCTGCAGGACCATTGGCCACTACTATTTTCTTCGCTTTATTGCGCAATAACTGACTATAACGGGTTTGACTATCGTTTTTCGGTTTATGAAACTTTTCCTCAAATCTATTTTTCTCGGTTTGAGACATATATGAAATATTTTCGTATGGTTTTGTAATTTCACGATTGTCGCCAAACTGAAGATAAGGTTCCTCTTCTGACCATTGATTCATAAGTTCGCGCTCTGTCCATTTTTTCTGTTTCTTTTTTCGGCTTTGTTTCACAGACAATGAACCTATAATCAAATCGTTTTCCATGGCTCCGACCATTTTGGGTACGTTTTTGGCCATTTTTCTCATATATACCAAACTTACATTTTTTCCTAAACAAACCACAGTGACCGCACCGCAATAACACACTATATACAGTATCAATATACCACTATATAAAAAATATTCCACTATTACATTTGTGCACTGGATTCTGTCATATATATAAAAATGGCACATCATTCGTGTCATTTTTATATAAAACATTGTATTTTTCTTACCAATTATTGGAATCGTTTGTTTTATCATCATTGAAGTAGTTGTATAGTAAGTTTTCGGGACTATAGTTCTTCAATTCGCCGCAAATCATTTTCGCACTTTCATACATTTCTCTCAATACGTTATTTGGCGTACTTGTTCCCACTTTAATAAATCCTTGTTGTTTCAGATATTGTTTCACTTCATCCATGGGGGCTTCTTTCAATTCCGTTTTTTTCAGATTCGCATCATTGCGCAATGTTTTATTGGATACCAATACGGAAATACGAGGATAGGCTTTGGATTTTCCCGTTCTAAATGTCCTTCGTATAATTCGTTTTTGTTTTTTCGGTTTTTTGAATACTTTACCATTTAGCAATTGTTTTTTCCTTTCTTGGTGTTGTTTTACTTCGCTCATCTCTTTAATTTTGTCTCGTAATCGGGTTTCATAATTCATTTGTATGGGGGATGGCGCAATTTCCATTGTATTGCGCGGGATTTGGGCAGGATAATTGCGTTGTGTTTGATTTTTCCATACCCTATAAGTTGGCAAAGACCCATTTTTGAGACAACCATATTTAGGAACATTCATTTGCATCGCCGGGGTTTGGTGTGGAGGCATCGCCACTTGTACAGGTGGTCCCATTTCACTATACGACCTATTGGAGGGTGGAGGAGGTGTTACGTATTGTCTCAATGTATTGTTATGTTTAGGCGGTTTAGGAGAAGGAGGAGGTTGGCTGGCATTTATTTTTGACAAAAAATCTACAGATTGTTCAAAGTCGGTTTTAACAGGTGCTTCCTGGTCTAATATTGCAGTGGTTATAGCAGGTGCTTCTTTTAGTCGTTTCTCTTGGTGTCCACGAATCATTCGTAATAAGTTTCGTTTTAATGTACTGGCTTTGGCTTTTTTCTCAGGTTTCGTATTTTTCACTTTAATTTTAGGAACTTTAGGCGTTTTTTGTTTTCGTGTTTTATTGTCTGGTATTTTAAACATAATAGGGTCAATTTTGATTTCTTTCTTTTCATCACTCATTATTATGTACTATAGATATTGAACTATGTATATAAACCCAAACATATATTGTTTTTCTTTGCATTTCCATATTCTTTATACATTTTCACTCCATTGTCTAAGTCGGATAAGTTCAACGTTTTTTTAGAAACATCGGTTTGACCATAAATACGTTGTGCATGAGACAC